CCATAGGAACCACAATATTATGAACACGACCGCGATTATTGATGTCATCTGTTCCGCGATTTTTTTTCTTATACTTGCCCGTCGCCATACTGCCGCCTGTTGCTTTAGTAATTCCTGACGCTGCACCTCTGCTCGTTCTACTTTCACCCTATCGCGCATTGCTTCAAATTCTGTCCAGATAGCCCCAAGCTCTTTGGGTGCCGAGTACACGAGGGTTTCGCGCAGCTCGGTTTCTATCCTATTCATTTCCTTTACTGCCATGACCCTGTTAAACGCTTCTTGGTTTACAGACAGCTCTGGGTCACGCGACTTCTTAACCTTCAACTCTTCTTCGTGTACGTGTTTCTCTAACTGCTCATGCGCTTTAAAGAAATTGCCAAGGTGTCCTGATAAATCAGCAACGACATCCTTGGCTTGTCCGTACACATCTACTAGCTCCATCCCCTGTGCCTTGTACTCTTGGTACATTTCACAACCCTTGCGAATAGCAGCGGCTGCGGTTTTAGCAGCGGCTAGGAGGGTAAGGGGATCCACGATGTAGTAGCTTCATCCCATGAATACATATTGCCATCTAATGGAAGAGGAACTGGCGGTTGCCAGACAACATTGGAATCTAATGTCCAGCTTGGGTGCGGTTGTGGTGGAACAAACGCATCTATATCGGCACGATACGTATAACCTATGCCAGCATAGTTTCCACGATAAGGAGTACCGCCATTGCTGTGAACATTACCTACTGTGTTGTAGCTAGTACGCTTACATACCTGACCGCGAAAATTACCATACCAAACTTCCCAATCAATGCCATCTTCGCCCTCATCTTTACCAACAATGACTAGAGTAACAATATTGTTTTCATCTAAAAATGCGTAGTGAGCCATTATTTTTTCCTAATTAAACGTAAAGGTTCCGCTGCCGCCAGTAATTAAATAAACCCTATATCCAGAGCGTGTTGGCTGGCTAACAGTTAATCCTGTCCACGTTGCTGCTGGGAAGGTATTAGGAAAAGCAATAATAACAACGCCGGAACCACCGTTCCATCCAACACTTGATTGATTTTGAGCTTGCGCACCGCCACCACCATTACCAGAATTTGCTGTAGCATCTCCAGTTTCTGTGCTTGAGAAATAACCCTGACCGCCTTTTGCGTAAGTAGTGAACGTACCACTTATTGACGATGATTTACCGGCTCCACCTGCTCCACCAAAAGGGGATGAGTTACCTGTGTCATAACCAGAAACACTAGTTCCACCACCTCCTGCGCCACCACCACCAGCACCAGCCCAACCTGAAAAATATGTTGCATTACCGCCAGCATTACCTTGTCCTGATGTTGCAGTACCGCCAGTAGATGATCCAGAATTCGCAGATGCTCCACCGCCCGACCCGCCAGACCCACCATTATTAAGTGTGCCAGCTCCGTATCCACCGCCAGACGCTGTAAAACTCGCAAGGTTTGTAGGATTTCCAGAGCCAGCATTAGCTGCTGTTTGCCTTCCCGGTGCGCCACCACCACCAATTGTTACAGCATAATTGCCACTAGGTGAAACTATCGTTCCCTCTATAACCCCACCAGCACCACCGCCACCGCCAGAGCCACCACCACCACCAGCAATAATCATATATTCAGCAATATATGGCAAACTTCCAGACATTGCCTGCATTAATTTTGTATAGGTAAGCATCTATTAACCCCTATTAAGGTACATATCCTTGAGCATAGTTACCGTACCAGTTTGAACCGTCAGCAGCAAAAGTTAATATGTCCAAGCGGTTTGCAACAGCAGTAATAGTAGGAGCAGTATTACCAACCCACTTTACCCCAGTAAATGTAGCTGTGTTAGTGCCAGCACCTGTCTTCAAAAACAAAATAAACGACTTACCAGCCGTGTTGCTAGGCATAGTAAATGTACACGTAGCCGACAAATTAGCTGTGATGATGGTGCTGTTTGCAATGTTTAAAGTAAGCGCACTACCTGTATTTACATACCCTGTAGTAATGCCTTCTGTGTATGCGTTAAATTGCGAGCTAACTAATGTTGAATTGCTGACAGTTATGCCGTTAGCAGATCCGCTAATAATAGTTACATTCGTGCTTGTCAGCCCGTTTGATGTACCACCGTTGATGGTTACATTACTAAACGTAGAAGCATTTGATGTAACACTGTTTATGTTTCCGCTAACAATTGATACGTTGCTAAACGTGGATGCGTTGGAAGTAACGCTGTTTATATTGCCGCTAGTAATGCTGACGTTTGTAAACGTGGCTGCATTAGAAGTTATTGAACCGCTTGAAATAGTGACATTTGTTAACGTCAGCGCGTTAGCCGTGCCGCCATTAATTGTTAAAGTACCAATTGACAAGTTATTTATGTAATTAGTAGTCTCCGCAATGTTAGTTGCGTCGTTAAATATAACCACCGATTTACCTGTCGGAACAGTAACAGTAGTACCTGTCGGAGAAGCGTTACTACCGTTGGAAATAATGACCGAGTTAGACAGACCGTTTGTTACTAAGTACTGCTTCTCAATCGCAGGTACAAACAATGTCTGGACGTTGGCAACTGTTCCAACTAAATTAAGCCGTAGATTACGCGCAGTTTGAGCAGCGTTGGTATCTGCCAGTGCTATCGCCACGTTCGCGCTGGCAAAGGTGACGTTGGCAGAGCCAGTGACAGCTTCTTCAATGGCAGTTCCAAGGTTGGTGTTTGTGGTATTACCCCACGTACCAGCCTGGTCGCCAGTGCCAATTAACTCAATCTTTAGGCTGCTATATGTGCTTGCCATGATTCTTCCTTACTAATAAGTATTTATGAGTGACCAATCTTCGGTAGTTCCGGTGTCAATTAGCTCCCACAACCGCCTTCTATTCACACTATCCTGCGCATTTACCGTCTCAATAACCCTGAGAGAATACACCCCGTTGGGTAAAAACTGATCCGTTACGTTGCTTGTCTCATCAACATTTACAACAAAAATTCCTAGCGTACTTACTATGCTTTCTGCATTAGCTGTTTCTTCAACCGTTACAACAAAATTTGCATTCGCGCTTGTAGTGTCTGCAATGTTAGCTGTCTCAGATATATAACTAGTCATAGACACTGTTATATTTCCGCTTGTTTCATCTACCGCATTTACTGTTTCAGAAACCGTGCCAAGTACAGGCGCCGCAATATTTGAAGATGTTGTATCAGCAATATTAGCTGTTTCACTAACGCTTATCGAAATATTTTGGTTTGGTCTAGAAACTTCTTCTGACGCATTAACTGTCTCAGATACAGTACCTTCAAAAGCCGTTAAGTACCCTGTAGTATCTGATGCAGTAACTAACCCGCCATTACCTAAACCCCATACATCATAGCCCCAAGCACCTAACCCCCAACCTGCGTTGGAGATTACTGGGTAGTAGACTGAGCAGCCCCATGCCGCAGGCTCGCCCCAGTTTCCACTGCTATAGCCGCCATCGACTTGCGCCACACATTACCCCACAGCAACAAGCTGATCTTCCGTGAACCAACGCTCATGCTCTACGCCGTCAGTAGCCCATGCCAATAAATAATAAATAGTACCGTCATCGTCCATGCGCATCTTAACTATTGGGCCTTCTGGCAGAACAGTCTTAACTTTAACTACGTCGCCTTTTTTAAACATCTTTATCCCCTATTAAGTTGCGTCAAGGTTGAACGAGTATGTAACTAGTAGAACGTCACCACTCACAACACTACGATCACCAGGAGACTGGAAATCTGATTCAGAGAACAACAAACCTGTAGAGCCTGTCGCCACATTCGTTAGGAACGCACCAGCAATAGTGGCAGTAGCATTCATAGTAAACGAAGCAGTAGATGTCGCATTGTTGATGTTTGATGGATCAGCCAATGTAGCTGTACCAAATGTAGCTGCTTTGCGGTTACCGCCGTAGCTAGTATTTTCAGTCCAACCAGCGTGAGTAGCTAATGTATCGCCACCAGAGAATGTAGTAGAAGCAGATGTGCCGTTAACCAGACCAACATACCAAGCAGCGGTATAAGCTGAACCAGTAAAGAACTTGGTGTTCATGTCTTGCAGACCAGTATTAACTACCAAGTTAGGTGCAATATCTACCCACTTCTCGTTGCCGTCTTTGTCCAAGCAAGTGACAGTAAACACGCCGCCCGCTGACATATCTTCAACAAAACCAGTCTTACGTGCAGTAGTACCTGCAACAATTTCACTGGATTTAGAATTTTCGATACCCATGATTACTCCTTACGTTATACGAATTAGCGCACTGGACTGTGTGTCAGGCGGCAAAGTTACTGTAAATGTGTTGTTGCCAGTTTGAATCTTGTCCGAACCAAAGTCCAATACTGCTATCGAGGCGTTTGATTTTGTTGCGTTGTAAATCAAAGCACCCCTAGTTGTAAACTGAGCAGGATTCCAAACAACATTGCTAAAGCTTACATACACTGTATTGCTACCGCTATTGATGGTCACGTTAGACAGCGTTTGACCGCCAGCAGTGTAGCCAGTACCACTAATCTCATTGCCCGTTGTGTACGCCGTTGTATCTTGGTCTAGCGTGGCATACGCGGTGTACAGCGCCATCTTTAAAGTATCTGATGCTACGTTCTGCTTACCGTTCAGAATGTCAACCTTGAAGCTTGTAGTCAGTCCTTGATAGATTGTCATGTGACTCTCACCCTAGTCTGACCACTGCGGTACGCATCCTGGCGTTCCATACCATCACCCAAGCGTTTCAACTGACCTAATGCTTCGTTGTACTTTGCTTCTACATTGGCGATTAAATCCTGCTCACCCTTCATGTACAGATAAGCCTCGCGCAAGGAGCCATACAACAGCACTGGATCATAGTTGTCACCGAGCCAGCTTGTACCAGCAGTAGTGATTGATTCTGGATAATAGTAGTAATGCAATTCTGCCGTATATGATGCGTTCGGCGTAGGGCCAAGTATGAATGTTAATTCATTTGACACTGTATTACTACTTACCGCTGAACCAAATATTGCATAGTACGAAGGAAGTCCTGTATCAGCAGGCGTAGGGTACGCTTCACGAATGTAGTTCACATCCTTGTTAAGCAAGTAGTGGAACACCTCATTTGCAGTACCGTAGTTCTCAATAACCGCCATCGAATACACCGACAGAAAGTCCAGCGGGCAGGGCAAATACTTGTTACCAGTAGTCAATACGCCCGTTTTGTTGGAACGTAATGGCGGAAGCTGAACAGTGTTATAAACACGCTCCTCAGTCTGAGTTACAAACGTAGGAATATAAGACTCAAACTCGGCCTCATAGTTCTCCGTGTAAGACTGAATCGCAGCTTTTAACTGGGTATAGTTCATTGATAACTTATTCTTAGGTCACTATAAACTTAAGCCATTGGCCCACGGCACATCGTACCTTTGGTAGCCGCACCAGCGCCGCGCATCTTGATGCCGTCAGTCTTAGTAGGCTTAGTATTACCCTTGCTTAGACCAGCAACAGAGATGTTCATGTCATCCATAGTCTTAGCACCAGTGGTGTAAGCAGAATCAGCTTGAATGGTAGAAGCTTTACCTTTCATATCATGCGGGGCAGCATACACATCAGCCTGACCTACTTCCTTACCTTTAACTTTCTGCGAGAACTTAGCCATTATCGACCTCTTCCGTTAGATTTCTGGTTCATAGCACGAGCCATATTGCGACCATATTTTTCCATGGATTCAGTAGTTACGCCACCTTTTGCCATCTTGTGCATACGTTTTTCGTGTGCTTTAACTTCTTTATCAGCAATCTTTTTAACTTGCTTTGTGTCCATCTCGTACTCCTAGTT